GCCGCGCGGAGGACGGAGCTCAGACAGCTGGAGGCCAGCATGAGAGTGTGGTGCCTCGCTGGCCTGAGCCCCGCCCTCGGGCGGCTGCGTCCCGTCTGCCGACGGCTGAGGCGGGACAGTCTTGGCGGCGGCGTCCGGGACCTTCTGCGCGTCGACCACGACCTGCTCAGCCGTGCTCTCGGGCATGCCGGTCTCCGAGCGCACCCACTCCTGCAATTCGGGGGGCAGGCCGGGGAACGCCTGACTGAGCCACAGCAGGGCCTGCGCGAACTTGTTGAGGTCGACGGCCTGCACGGCGCCGAAGCGCAGCTTGGGCAGGTTGTCGTCGCGGGGGAAGTTTGCGGCGATGAGCTGGTGGACGAGGCCACCGCGAGCGTTGAGCACATCCTCGCGGGCCTTGGCATCGGCCTGGATACCATTGGCGAAGAGGTCGCTGAGGGTCGTACCGAGGGCGCGGCTGCCGGCATTCGATGTGCCGAGGTCGAAGACCTGCGCCTGGCAAACGGAGGTGATCTCAGAGTTGCGCTCCTTGATTGCCTCGAGCACGTCCCCGACGTTGACGTTGCCGGCGAGCAAGGAGACACGGGTCTCGACGGTGTGGCGGAAGAAGGCGTCGGGCGTGAGGCCGAAGCGCCGGCCCATGGCGTCGAGCTTGGCAGCCGTCTCGTTGTCGGGTTCGTCGTCGGTCTCGATGTCGGGCACGCCGCCGCCCTTGCGGACGAGGATGGCGAGCTCGATCTCGAGCTCCTCTTTGATGCTCCACGGCTTGTACATGGGGCGCATGATGGAGCGGCCGGTGAACGAGTCGCCCTCCTTCTGGTGAGCAAACCAGACGATCTTCTCGCCGGGGATCGTGCGCTCGCCGCCGTCGATCGGGTTCTGCACCACGTGGTCTATGGCGCCGTCCTTGACGTAGATGTTCTCGACCCAGATGGACGAGGAGGGACGCAGCGCCAAGCGGCATTTAGCCTCGCCGTTCTCGATGCGCCAGACGATCTCGAAGCACGAGAATCCGTAGTCAATATCGAGCAGGGAGTCCTGCAGGAAGCTGCGCCAGGGGAACTCATTGAGCAGGAGGCGGTCGGCCAGTTCGGCCTTGGCGAGCGCGTCGGGGTTCTCCACCACTCCCTGCGCGTTCTTTACTCCACCGGGGGCCGGCTCCATGGTCGCCTGCGCCTGCAGCATCGCCAAGTTCTGCGCCTGCCTGAGCCCCCAGATGTGCGGGTCGCTCCAGCGCATGCGCCGGTACATGGTGCCGCCCTGGCGACCACGCAGCTGCCACTTGTACTCGGGGTCGATGAGGCGGGCCGGACCGTCCTTTGAGGCTGCATACGAAACGGAGTTGGAGCCGTACTCGGTGGTGTCGGCGCGGGGCTTGGTCTCAGCTAGGGACAGCGCTGCTGGACGCTCAGAGGTGAACGCCCAGCGACCGGCTGCGCGGATGCGGTCGGTGATGGCCACGCCATGAGTCTGCGGCCGGACGGGGGTGCGAATTACTGGACATTTTCGAGGCTAGAAGCCGCTCGGACGACTGCCTGACATGTTCGTCGAGATGCCGCCGCCAGAGGACGCTCCTCGGCGCCGGCGGTAGCGGCAGACGTGCCAGTAGCGCATCGCGTCCAGGGGGTGCGAGTAGACCTTGTGGTCGGTGTCGTAGATGTTGTCGTCGTTGCGGTGCGGCTGGACGTTCGCGAGTGCCGCAATCAGTCCGGCGCAGCGTGGGTGGATGATGGCGCGCTGCTCCGGGTCGGGGTGCCCAAGGGACTCCATCATCAGCGTCACGCCGTCGGTCACCTTGCTGGGCTTGCCCTCGCAGCGCATGCCGAGGTCGCGGAAGACGTCGAACTCGCTGCGCTTCGTCTGCGTGTTACGGGACCTGCCGGCCGGGTCGGAGAAGGGGCCGCGCACCTTGACGCCGAGGTTGTACTGCGCCAGCCTCGCGAGAATGCCCTGCCCGAAGTCGGTCGTGCGGATCTCGGTGGGCAAGTACTCGTCGAAGAAGAAGGGCTGTCCCGAGGGCGAGATCTGCAGGAAGAGCGCGGCCGGATGCGCGAGCCCCCAGTCGACGCAGGTATCTGTCGCCCAGCCTGGCACGACGTCGAACTCGCGCACGTTCTGCGCCCGCTTGAAGCACTTGAAGAAGGCTCCTTCACGGGGCCGGAAAACGTCGGTGATGTCGCGCGCCAGCTCGCGGTTCGCGAGGTCGGGATCGGGCGCCTCGTCGACATTCTGGTGAAACCACTCGGCGCTGCGCCGCGGGTCGGCGGTGGCGGGAACGAAGTGCGAGCGCCACTTGCTCTTGCCGCGCTCGGCGGACTTGTGGAGGGAGGCGAAGTCGTCGGCGTCGCCATCGCCGGTCGAGACGACGTGCACCCGGTGGGCGCCGTGCTCGAGCGCCGCGAGTTGCTCCCTCGGCCAGGGCCAGGATGCGTACTCGTCGCAGAGCGTCCAGAAGGCGGCGTCGCCGCGGGCGATGTGGCGGGTCGCCGTCTTGGTCTGGAAGAGGCTGCCGTTCTCGAGGGTCAGGCTGGTCGTCGTCTTGCCCGCGACGCGAGGGCGCCAAGCATCCATCGCTGCCGGCGACTCGGGCAGCACGGACATGTGCGGCGGGTCGGTATTGGCGTCATAGCCCATGAGGATCAGCAGACGACGAATCGCAGCCTTGGCGTCGTCGCCGGACTGCCGGGCGATGTTGAAGAGGCGGTTCCCGCCGACGACGCCGGCGTGCAGCATCGCCGCCAGTTCGAGCCAGGTGATGCCGATCTGCCGACCCTTCGGGATCACGAGGAAACGCTCACGCTCGATGACCTCGAGGGCCGCTCGCTGAGCGGGCCACATGTGGAAGGGGATCAGGCCGACATCTGTCGTGCCCTCCTTCTCGACGATCAGGCAGGACTCAATGAAGTCTGCGACCGGGATCGGTCCGGCGTGGCGCCCAGTTCCGCCGAGGGGTTCGTCGATGCGCGCTGCAAGCTCCTGAACGACCTGCTCCTCGGGCATCCTGGCGACGACGCGCTCGATCCTATTGCGCAGCTCCTCGCGTGACTTCGTCAGCTTCATTGAGTACGTCCTCGAGTAACAGGTCGACGAGCTGCTGCCGGACCGTGGCGATATCCACTCGCAGCGGCTCGCCAAGTCCAAGCAGGCTGATGAACGTCTTGATGACGGCGAGCTCGTTGCTGCGGTCCTTGGCCAGTACGTTGCGGGCATGGAGGTCGTGCAACCGCGCCAGAGTGCGCCCGAGTTCGAGCGGACGGTCTTGAGCGCCATCCTCGATCATCAGCTGCCTGGCCCTGGCCATGTAGCCGTCGATTGACCGCGTCTTCACTCCCCAGGTTGGGTACTTGCGATTGACGTGCTCGAGGATCCGTTGTCGATCGAGCCCGAGCAGCAGCAGGCGGTAGACTACGTCGACGCGAGCCGCGACTGCAGCCCTCGTACCCTTGCCGCTCACGGAAGCCGCTCCTGCGTGATCTCGGCGAAGCTGCGCCCATCACCCTCGAGCGTCGCTGCCTCGCCCGTGTAGGCCTCCCAGCGCGCCACGGCGGCGTCGACAAAGGCGGGGCTCTGCTCCATGGCACAGCAGGTGCGGCCGGTGTTCTCGGCGGCGATGATCGCCGTGCCACTGCCGCTGAAGGGCTCGTAGATCAGGCCGCCGGGCTTGGTGTGGTAGAGGATCGGGCGACGGATCAGCTCAACGGGCTTCATCGTCGGGTGCAGGTTGCCGGGCGAGTCCTCGATCTTCGACTCGATCTCCCAGACGGCAGTGGCATTCGCCGGCGGTCTGATCAGTGACCCGGGCCGCTCGCCCTGGAGCCATCCGTACATCATCGGCTCGTAGTCCCACATGAAGTCGCAGCGCGTGAGCACGTGGCGACTCTTCTTCCAGATCAGCACCTGGTGGGGCAGGAGGCCCACCTCGCGCCAAGCCTCCAGGACGATGTCGACCTTCATCATGCCGAACCACTGGTAGACGACGGGTCGCGGCGAGAGCGCGATCGCGAGCGCGATTGAGAGGAAGTCGCGGTAGAAGGTGACGGAGCTGTCGTGGTCGGTGTAGGCGTCCCAGTGCTTCGTCCCCACGTCTTTCTCGGCGCCGGGCTTCTTGCCGCCATTCGCCCAGGTCTGGGGATGGTTGCCGCCGTCGTAGTCGACGAGGTAGGGCGGGTCTGTCGCCATGAGCGTGGCGCGCTTGCCGTCCATCAGGCGCTTCACGTCGTCGGCGCTGGTCGAGTCGCCGCAGAGCAGGCGGTGCTTGCCCAGCAGCCACAGGTCGCCGGTGCGCGAGGCTGGGATCTCGGGCGGGTCGCAAGGCGTGTCCTCGTCCGTCAGACCCTCGGTCGGCTCTGCGAGCAACGCCGCGATCTCGTCCTCATCGAAGCCGGTCAGCTCCAGGTCGAGGTCCAGGCCGAGCAGCTCCTCAAGCTCGAGCGCCAGCAGCTCATCATCCCAGCTTGTCTCCAGGGCGGTGCGGTTGTCAGCGAGGCGCAGGGCCTTCACCTTGGCCGGCGAGAGGTCGGCGCAGACGATGACCGGCACAGTCTCGAGTTCCAGTCGCTGCGCTGCGAGAAGACGAGTGTGGCCGGCGATGATGACGCCCTCGGCGTCGACGAGGATCGGGTTCCGGAAGCCGAACTCGTGGATGCTGCCGGCGACCTTGGCGATCGCCTGCTCGGGGCAGACCCGAGCGTTTCGAGGATACGGCAGTGGCCGGGTGGTCGGCCAGTGCTCGAGCTTTGGGCGGGGACTCATGCCCTCAGCCTGAATCCCTCCGCGCCCGTCTCCTGACCATCTTGTAGCCCACAGAGCGCACGCCCACGATCTGAACCAGACCGGATGCGTTGAGGCGCGCGACGGCGTGCCGGAAGGCGTCCTGATTTGCCCAGGTGGACTCGCAACCGAAGGCGGAGTAGAGGTTCACTGGCTCACCACCGGACAAGTGCAGGACGCAGAGCACTCTGAGGTCGAGCCCCGCATCGTGCCGCGGGTTGTAGTCGGCGTGCTCATGGCAGTCACAGACGACGTCTCGGACGGGGTGATCTGATCGCAGCTCTGCCCGGCAGGCGTCGACGGCGACGTGCAGGCAGGTCTTTTTGCGGCGGGGGTAGGGCTTGGCGGGCTTGACGGTGACGGACTTGGAGCGAGAGGCGGGGGCGGTCAGGCGGCCCATCAGTGCCCGTCTTCTCTGATGCGCTTTGCCCACTCGACTGTGGCCTCGTCACGGACCCGACGTTTCGAGCCTGTAGGTATCCAGTTGACGCCGCTGCCCTTGCGGAACCCAAACGGGACCGTGGGCTTGCTGCGCTCGTGGACAACGAGTTCTTCGGGCGTGGGGATGTGAGCGTGGTCCTTCACGCCCCCGCCCCTACTCCGTGAACTCCTCCAGTGTCCGCGACACGCGATCGCGCGCTGCTGAGACCGTCAGGTAGGCGGTGCGGAAGGGATCGTTCTCGTCGAGCGCCTGCAACAGGTGGCAGTACAGGACGTGAGCGAGATCGCAGGCAGTACGCGAGCTGCTGCCCTGGGCAATGTAGCCGAGCACGAGCGCCCGCTGTTCGCTGCTCATCATGGTGTGGCAAGCTTATCACGCGCCGAGCGTACCG